GACAACGTGTTTGGTATCTTTACGTCACGTGCCATGAAAGAGCGCGGCAAATATCAGATACAATGTATGAAATCACGTAGTTCCACAGGCGTTGGCCAAAAAATTGACCTGGAGTACAACATTGAAACCATGCGCATTACAGATGAAGGCGGCGACGAAGGCACAGGATACAACAAGCCACAAAGTTCGATCATGGACTCAATCAAGGCCCGAAGTCAGGTCAAGGCTGCTGATGGTGGTGAGTCCGGTAACTCATCTCCACCATGGGAACGTGCAACAGGAGCTCCTGCCTGGGAACAAGGCTCACAAGAAACAGGTAAAGTTTCAGCAGATGTGCAAAGTGCAAAACTTAAACAACTGCTGGGACAAATTAAACAATCATAACTATTAAGATGATAATTGAATCCGTAAAATAATTTTATTCACTACAACTTTTTGCCCATGTATAATATTTCAGAGATTGGCCATGTACATTTGGAAATTTCCAGTCTGTGCAATGCCGCATGTCCATTGTGCCCTAGAAATTTTTACGGATATGAATTTAATGATGGATATGTTGAACACAACATGACTTTGACTGAAGCAAAGAAAATTCTCCGGCCCGAGTTTGTGCAACAACTAAATGAAATATACATAAACGGAAATTTTGGCGATGCTGTAATGAATCCTGAAACAACAGACATTGTGGAGTATTTTAGATCTTGTTCGCCTGATTTGTTAATACGGATTAGTACCAACGCTGGAGCAAGAGATCAGGTGTATTGGAAAACGTTGGCCAAATTAAAAGTCGAAGTACACTTTTGCATTGATGGGTTAGAAGATACTCACAGTTTATATAGACAGAACACTTTGTATTCAACCGTGATTCGAAATGCACAAATTTTTATTACTGCAGGCGGATTTGCTGTGTGGAAAATGATTAATTTTGCCCACAACCATCATCAACAATCGATTGCCAGGACACTTAGTCAGCAGATGGGATTCAGGCAGTTTCGGATTGTTGATGATGGACGAAATCAAGCACCGGTATTCAACAAAAACAAACAATTAACACACACAATAGGTACTCCTGCTATAATTGAATTTGACCAGTTATGGAAATCACGTACAACGGATGACGTACTGTTAGAAGATATTGTACCTGGAAGGTCTATAAAAAATATCCAATGCAAAGTAAAAAAACAAAAATCAATTTATATTTCCAGCACAGGAGATGTGTCTCCGTGTTGTTTTCTAGGATTTGCCCCAAAAACGTATGGTCATGGTAATTATCATCAAGCCGCAAATGCACAATTCAAACACCTGATAATTGAAAATAATGCACTAGAATATGATCTAGCACATTGCATAGAATGGTTTAATAAAATAGAACAAAGCTGGCACAAGGACAGATTTGAATCTGGACGGTTGATTATTTGTAATGATGTGTGCGGACAAAATACAAGTAATTAAGCCGCAACACCCTCAATCACCACAAAGTTAAACACAGGTGCATCAGAGGCTGTGCCACTCACAGCATTAAACGTAATTCTAAAACTGCCAGCAGCCACAGCAGTAACAAATGCATTGTAGACGTTGGTGCCGGATTTTTGATTCACAACAATCACATCAGTTGCACTTACCAATGTGTTGGTCACAGTAAAACTGGTATATGCTGAAGTACCAGCCGCAGTGAACAATGTAATGGCACCTGAACGTTTGCTCAATGTAACACCTGTAGTGCGACTTGTTCCTTGTGTTACTGTGCCGCCTGCTCCTGTGGCGTACCCAATACCAGTCCCAGCATTGGCCAACAACGGGCGATTTAGATCATAGATGGCAATTGTGGTACCTGAATCTGCACTACTGAATGCAAATCTGTATGTGCCGGTAGCACCAAAGGTGATCACATTAGCACTATATCCCTGAATACCACTTGTGCCCACGCTGACTGCGGCAGGCAGTGTAACTGTATAAGCAGTATTGGTCACATAAATGTCAACATAAACAACACCTTCGTCACCTGCGACGGGCCAGTTGGAGAAACTCAAACTAATGTTGGCAGTGGGTGCAACCAGTTGATACTGTGCGGCTGCGTAATCAATAGCGATAGCACCTGCTGTGGCAGTTTGTTGTAGATAGGTATAACTTACATCATTTAATTTAACGGCGTATATTAAGTTGTCAGCCATGTTGTTGTCAAGTGTGGTACCTGTTAGCGCGGCTTTGAAAACACCTTTGTTTTCCAAGTCAGTGATCTCTGTTGCGGCCGTTTGGAAATTGGTTTTGATATTGGTAAAATTGTCCCTAAAGCCCTGTGTGTTGTTGGGCTGGCCTGCAACGGGGTATTGGCCGTCGATGTTGTTGGGGTTGATTTGACTTGACATGAGTATTCCTGTATAGTAGATATTTATTAAGACTTGTGATGCACTAAATAATCCAAAGGCCCAGATCGAATGCAAAAAAAGACCCGAAGTTTGCTTGAAGAACTCGATTCAATGTATGTCAAGCGTGATAGACGCTTGATCATTGAAACCCGAGCCGACAGCGTGATTGCCAGCGCCATACGCTTGATTGAACAAATCGAATCAGAGTTTGGCACAGAGCAAGCAGATAACCTCACACGCAAACTGCTCAATGCTATACGCACCAAAGATGCCGGCAAGTTTTCGCGATCTGTCAGGAGAACAAATGCAGATTCATGAAATAACACGTAAACCCCTGAACGAACTTGCCAACATGCCAACAGCGACACCCGCCGCCACAAGTGGATCAGTGCCTGCCGCTACTACAGCACCAGTTGCCGCCAAAACAAGCAGTGGATCAGCAGGGAGACTTGGCAACATGGCCAGTGCTGTTTCAAACACCCTTCCTGGAAAAGTTGTGGGTGGTGCGGCAAATTTAGTAGGCGGAGTGGCAGGCGCTCTGGGCAAAAGCCTAATGAGCAAAGCATTTGGTGGTGTGGACGTGATGGGCAACAAAACTGGCGCAGTTATGAATCGATCTCAAGCACTCAAAATGGGGCAAGACATGGCCCGCACACTTATGCCGGTCATGATACAAAACTGGCAAGCAAAAGTGCAGACCGCCATGGCACAAAGTGTGGATCCTGTTACAAAAACAGCACCTACTAGTGCGTCTCGTCTCACAGCAGGCGAACAGTCAAAACTCAAGGCTGAACTTGTGGACATGGTCAATCAGGCCATTCAACCAAGGGGTGCGTTTGATTATACCAAACTGGCCAACTATGTGGGAGATACCACCACACCCGAAGGGCAAACAGTCAAGGCCACGGCCATGGAAGCAGTGGAGCAAATCAATCAGGCCATCAACAATATATTCCAAGTCACGCTTTCTGCCAAAGGCAACGCAAACCCGTCCTGGCAGGATCTTGTGGTTCAAGGTATTGCACCGGCACAGGGTGTGTTGGCGTTTGACACTGGCACCAGCGGCGGCTATGGTTTAGGTGCCAGAACCGGCGCAGTCACACTGACTCCACAACAGCAGACCTTGGCTGATCAGGTGAAATTGACCGACGCTGATATTTTGAACATGAAACAAGCCGCTAAAGATCCTGCCAAGGCCGCACTGCTGGCACAAATGCTGGGATTGACCAAGTGATGGCCTCCATGATGTTTTTAAAAGAAGGTGGCAATGTTTTTAAAGATGAGCAAGGTCAGCCACTAACACAACGCATCAAACAAGCAGACATCGCCAGCACAGTGTCCTGGTTAGAGACCATCACAGGTCTTGATTTATCACATGATCGGGATGAGAACGGTATCCCCGTCAAGTGGCTGGGCTCAACAGGCAAGAAACCAGACTCAGGTGATCTAGATCTTGCTGTGGATGCCAACGAAATAACCAAGGCCGAACTCAAGGGAATCTTAGATGCCTGGGCCACAAAGAACAAACAGGATCCTCGAGACTGGACACGACTCACAGGCGAAGCAGTACACTTCAAAACACCCATACAAGGCGACCCCCGGCGTGGATATGTACAAACAGATTTTATGTTCATGCCCAACTTGGAATGGGGTACATTTTGGCTGGGTGGCGGCACAGGATCGGCTTACAAAGGTGTGTTCCGCAACGTCTTGATGTCTAGCGTTGCCAAAGCACTGGGACTCAAAGCCTCAGCCAAAGGCATCATCAGTCGCCAGACAGAAAAGTTAGTTACAATGGATCCAGATCAAGCCGCTGGTATATTGTTGGCCCCACAGTACAAACGCAATCAGTTGATGACTGTGGAAAGCATTTACAAATCCCTGGCAATGGATCCTGATCGTGATGCCAAACTGGCTGACTTCCGTGAGTATATCACACGTGAAGGTGTGAAAGAACCCGAAATGGGCATGGCCGAAAGTGACGTTAACTTTCTAGCACGACTACGTGACCGTATTGTGAACCGTGGTTATGTTGCTCTTGTGGAAGCAGAACAAGCCGGTGTGGGTGGCAGAGCCAAGGGCATTGAACATCTTGAAGATCTAGTGTTCCGTCGTGGCACACAAGGCATCAAGGACGCACTAGAAATTGTCAGTCATGCTACTCAGCAACCCAAGACAGTCACAGCCAAGTGGGACGGTAAGCCTGCTGTGATATTTGGCCGCAAACCTGCCACAGGTGAATTTGTGTTGACAGATGGCTCGGGATTTGAAGCCAAGGGCTACGATGGTCTTGCCACAAGCCCGCAAATGATGGCAGACATACAAAGTCGGCGCTCAGGTGACAGAACTGAACTTATTAATTTGTATGCACAATTGTTTCCTGTACTAGAAGCCGCACTGCCCCCAAACTTCCGTGGCTATGTCAAAGGCGACTTGTTGTACATGTCAACACCACCTGTGGAAGCAGGCAACTATGTGTTCCGACCAAACACCGTAGAATATCGAATTCCAGTCAAGAGCACACTAGGACAACGCATTGGTAACAGCAACATTGGCATTGCCATTGACTCGATGTATGCAGATGCAGGAGATGCACGTC